GATATAGCACTAGGTAGCGAAAGGGAACAAAATGGAACCAAGTCAGAAATTTGATTTAATACAAAAACTGTTAAAAGAAGTTAATGAATTACAACTAACAGTTGAGATGCAAATAGGTGAACAACCGTCAATTAACGAAATGGCGTTTGTTTTCTTAACAGGACATAAAGCAGGAATTGATGATGTAATGAACTTACTTAGGAAGGAGTTGTAATGGATATGAGATGTAACAAGTTAAATTGTTATTGCACGCATACTGATGGTTGCGAAAGAGGTTTCATATTTGTGAGGTACAAACACACAGAAAAAAGAATGCGAGAAGGTAAGGAAATACTGAAAGAAACTTGGTATGATGGAGTGCGTTTTTGCCCCATCTGCGACCCCGAAAGGGCGCACATTCAAAACACATCTACAACAAGTGAGGAAATGGCAGAACGCCTCAGAAATCGCTCAACCCTTAAATCATCGGACAATTACGATAGAGAAGAAGCGACCCGAACCCGAACCCTGTAAAGGAGTAGGAAATGCAAAAACAAAATAAACAAAAAATACTTTTAACAACTGTTACAGGTTTGTTATTAGTATTAGCAAGTCCAGCAGAAGCAAATGCACCATATCTATCACAAGAAGAAAAAGTAGCGCAGTTAGCGTTACAAAATCCAAAACAATACGCTCAAATTGCTATAAAGGCATACAACTGGGACATAAACCAGTTTGTATGCCTTTCGCAGTTATGGGGCAAAGAAAGTGGTTGGAACCACAAATCAGATAATCCACACAGTAGCGCATTTGGAATTGCGCAAATGTTGGGGGAAACTGAAAAGCACCCAAAGAAACAAATTGATAACGGTTTGCGGTATATTAAGCACCGTTATGGAAAACCCTGCAACGGCTGGAAATTCTGGCAAAGACATCGCTGGTACTAGCGCGCAATTTTTTATTGCTGGGCGACCAATTCCGCAAGGTTCCTTGAAGTTTATTAACGGACACGCAATTCATGTCCGTGCGCAAGATTTAGCATTATGGCGCGCCGATATTGCGCGTGTTGCTAAATCTGTAATATGGGAAAAAGCAACAGAAAGTGTTGAAGTTCATTTAACATTTACGCTTTTGAAACCTAAAACTGTTAAACGCAATGAACCATTTGTTAGACCAGATATTGATAAGTTAATTCGTGCGGTGTTAGATGGATTAACAGGTGTTGCTTATGATGATGACCAACAAGTTACAAAAATTACCGCAGTTAAAGAATATGGCGCAGTTGAAGGTGTGTTAATACGAATAACTGATAAAGCAAAGTTAAGCCGCAATTTGACTAACGCTGAAACCGTCATTGACGATTATTTCAACACTTATGGCGATTAAACCGTCATAGTAATCACAGAAGGCATCAAATGACTGATTGGAAAGCACTAAGGGAGTTAATTCTTGCACGGTGCGAACAATACTGCGAAAAATGTGGAATAGGGTTATCAGATAACTTTGCATTACATCATCGCAAACTGCGCTCGCGTGGTGGTAAAGACACGGTAGATAATCTTGTGGCGTTACATCATGAGTGCCACAATCTTGGAACATTATCTGTTCATATGAATATAAAAACTGCAACAGAAACAGGACATATTGTTCCGCAACACGCAGACCCATTTGATTATCCGTTATTGCTTCCTAACGGTTCAACTGTTAAACTAACAATTGAAGGAACTTACGATTACATTGAAAGGAAAGAAGGCTATGGCTGGTGAAATTGTTATGTACGGAGAAGGGCGTTTAGGTTCTGACCCAGAATTGAAACAAACACCAACTGGAAAATTTGTAACATCATTTTCAGTTGCAAACACACCGCGTGTAAATAAAGATGGCGAGTGGGTAGATAAAGAAACAGTTTGGTTGCGTTGTTTTGTTTGGGGTAAAAATTCCACAGGCGCGGCAAATGAATTGCGCAAAGGAACATTAATTACATTTAACGGATTGCTTTCACAAAGCACATATGTAAATAAAGAAGGCGTTGAAGTTAAATCACTTGAATGCACAATTAACGGTTATGGTATTGTTCCTAAAAACACGCCAGAACCGATTGTTCCTCATATTGAAAAACCAATTGAGGACCCAGTTGATGACCCTTGGTCATTGTAGAAAGGTAACAAATGACTATTTCGGAAGTTCAATTAGGTATTCCCGAAGGTATGGTAGATAGCCATACTGCGGTAGAAATGCTTAACATTTCACATAATAATTTGCGACAACTTGTGTGGCGCAAAATTCTTGTACCAACAGGGAGACACAAAAGAAAATCCTTGTTTAACATCACAGATGTTGAGCGAGTGAAGGCACTTCGCAAGCCGTCTATCCCTTCGGCATAGCGAAACCAGAGAGAGGGTGCTTCCGTCCCTTGGCACCCTCTCTCCCTAAATTTGAAAGGCAAAAATGGAACTGGAAATAAAAGTAATTGCAATTGATGATTTAACACTTGACCCAGATAATGCGCGTGCGCATAATCAAAAGAACCTTGATGCGATTGCAAAATCGTTACAAATGTTTGGGCAACGCAAACCAGTAGTAATAACAAAAGAGTTAGTTGTTGTTGCTGGTAACGGAACACTTGAAGCCGCCAGACAAATTGGCTGGAAAGGTTTATCTTGCGTTACCGTGCCAGATGATTGGGATACAGACACAATAAAGGCTTATGCGCTCGCAGATAATCGTACGGCTGAATTGGCATCTTGGAATACTGAAGTATTGCTTGGTCAATTGCGTGATTTGGATTCAAGTGATTGGTCGGTAACAGATTTAGGCTTTAAGGGCTTTGATTTGAAAACACGCGATGAAATTGACACCGATTTGAAAGAAATTGGCGAACGATTTGAAGTTGTAATTGAGTGTGATGATGAAAATGACCAGACTGCATTATTGCTACGGTTATCACAAGAAGGGTTGCGTGTTCGCGCAATCGTTATCTAACAGAGTTGGGCAAAATGCCTAACACTTCGGCTGATGAAACATAAGTAATCAGCAGAGTGCTGGACGGCGCCCTGTAATCCATGCTTTTATGCCATGACTTACAGGGCAAAGTTCACAAGACAAGAGAGGCGCAAATGAGTGTTATTAGATTAACCACAGAAATTAACAGAACACCCAGAGTAATGCAGTTAGAAGGCATTTTTGATTTACAGGCGGCAAAAATATCTACAACGGAAATTCCTAACAATATTCCAGACTTAGGAACACGCGATTGGAATATAGGTTTAATTGTTGGTCCTAGTGGCGCAGGTAAAACAACGGTCGCCAAAGATATTTTTAATCAAGAATTGTTAAGCACGGAAACTATGCAATGGGGTCGTAGTAACGCCGTTATTGACGATTTTCCAAAAGAGTTAGCAATTAAGGACATTACAGAGTTGCTTTCTAGTGTTGGTTTCTCATCACCGCCAGCATGGTTACGCCCATATGAGAATTTATCAAACGGTGAAAAGTTCCGTGTAAGCATGGCACGCGTACTTGCAGAGAGTAAAGAGATTGCAGTTGTAGATGAATTTACATCTGTTATTGACCGTACGGTTGCGCAAATAGGTTCTGCCGCTATTGCTAAAACTGTTAGAGCGCGCAATCAAAAGTTTGTTGCAGTTGCGTGTCACTACGATATTGAAGAGTGGTTACAACCTGATTGGATTTACCAGCCGCATTTAGGCACTTTCACTTGGGGGTCGGTTCAACCCCGCCCACAAGTCAATGTTGAAGTCATTTGGGCAAAGTATGAAGCGTGGAGCATATTCAGCAAACATCACTATCTAAGCGATAGTTTGAACAAATCAGCGCAAATTTATGTTGGACTGGTCAATGACCAACCAGCAGTATTTACCGCTATCTTGCCACTTATTAACGCTAATGTTAAAAATGCTAGGCGTATTAGTAGGACTGTTGTTCTGCCTGATTATCAAGGTATCGGCTTAGGTGGCAGGTTTGTAGATTATGTTTGTGCTGGATTAGCGGCGCAAGGACTCTCTACATATACGACCACAAGTCACCCAGCACGCGTTAGAGCGTTGAATAGAAGTCCTAACTGGGAAATGATTAGAGAACCTTCCAGAGTGGCGCAAAGAGGCAAAACATCTTCCATAACAGGCAGATTAGGTTTATCGCGTAGCAGAATAACTACTGGGTTCAGATATGCAGGACAACCTAATGAAGAGATTGCAAAAGTTTTATGTCCGCGTCCGAAGAATTAGTGCTATATTTGTAGTGGATTATGGGGGTGGAAATGCCAATATATGCATTTAAGTGTTTCAAATGTAATGCACAACGCAATGTTCATTTTGGGTTTGATGATATACACGAATTGAAATGTGATTGCGGTAATGTTATGAGCAAAGTTATTACTGCTACGCCAGCGATATTTCGCGGTGGCGGTTGGGGTGGGAGTAAGTAATGGGAAGAAGCAGAGTTAAACCAGAAACCTTGGAGAAGGAACGCAAGGTTCTTGAATATAGGCGTGGCGGATTAACATTTGATTTGATTGCTGAACGCTTGGGTTATGCGAGCGCATCTGGTGCGCATAAAGCATATTTGAGTGCGTGTAACAGAATTGTTTATGAAGATGTAGTTGAAGTGCGCAAATCTGAAATGGATAGATTAGATATTGCGCAAGCCGCTATATGGGGAGATTTAACAGATACGCAAAATGTAGATGCTGGTACTCGCGCACGGTTAGTGTTGGCGTTAATCAAGATTATGGAAAGGCGTGCCAGATTGCTTGGTCTGGATATGCCTACGAAGGCACAAGTTGAGGTAAGTATCTATGACCGAGACACTATTGATGCAGAAGTCCAGCGACTTGTCGCTATCCTTAATAGCCAGCCGTAGAGTTCGGTGGGTTAATCAGTTAGCACGACCTGAACAATTACCAACCGAGGATACATCTTGGACAACTTGGTTGTATTTAGCAGGGCGTGGTGCTGGTAAAACACGCACGGCGGCAGAATGGTTGGCTTATGAAGCATCTAGCAAACCTAGAACACGCTGGGCAATAGTTGCGCCTACTTACGGAGATGCTAGAGATACTTGCGCAGAAGGTGAAAGCGGTATTGTTAATATCTTGCGCCAATATGGAACGCTAAAGGACTATAACCGTTCAATCGGTGAAATCTTTTTAACAAATGGGTCACGCATTAAATTGTTTTCTGGTGAAGAACCTGAACGCCTACGCGGACCACAACATCATGGCGGTTGGTTTGATGAGTTAGCAGCATTTAAGTATCCAGAGGCATGGGACCAGTACCAATTTGGTTTGCGCTTAGGTGAATTCCCACAAACTATTGTTACAACCACACCAAAGCCGATTAAGTTAATCAAAGAGTTAATAACACAAGACAATGTGAAAGTAGTTCGCGGTTCAACATTTGATAATGCTGCAAATTTAGCTGAAAGCGCACTTGCGCAGTATCGGTTGCGTTATGAAAACACGCGCCTTGGCAGACAAGAATTGTACGGAGAAATACTGGACAATGTAGATGGTGCGTTATGGACTCGCAAACTAATTGATGATGCTCGGGTGGATAACGCACCACCACTTGTTCGGGTTGTAGTTGCTATTGACCCTGCCGTTACTGGTAATGCCACTAGCGATGAAACTGGAATAGTTGCCGCTGGTATTGCTTCAAATGGTGATTATTATGTGCTTGACGACAAATCTATCCGTACAACGCCAGATGCTTGGGCAAGAGTGGCAGTTGAGTTGTATCACACGCATAAAGCAGACAAGATTGTTGCCGAAACAAACAATGGCGGCGATATGGTTATTTTGTTATTAAAGCAGGTAGATGCTTCTATTGCGACAAAGAAGGTAACTGCGACTAGAGGAAAACAATTACGCGCCGAACCGATTAGCAGTTTGTATGAGCAAGGCAAAGTTCATCATGTTGGATATTTTTCTGAACTTGAAACTCAAATGTGTGAATGGACTCCAGTATCAGCAGAAAGCCCAGACAGATTAGATGCTTTAGTGTGGGCAATAACAGAATTAAACTCTGGTGGTGCTAGTATGCTCGCATTAGCAAATATGGCATTATTATGTACAGTTTGCGGTATGCCATCACCGAAAACGGCTAGCATTTGTTCTAAATGCGGAAACAATTTGAGAGGTTAATGTAATGGGTTTAATAGACCGATTTGCGGAGAAAGTCGCAAAAGAGATTACTAAAGCACCTAATCTTCCAGTAGGAGCAGTAGCACTAACAGAAACACAAATGCGTAACAACATTGGGCAAACAACAACATACGGACAAACAGATGCACTACCGCGCAATCCAAATCTTGCGACAGTTCCATTTGCTCCTGGTATGCCTATCGTTCCGGGCGCAATTAACCCACCGAACCCAGATAGTGGCAGACCAGACCCACGCAGATATGAATATCAAGTTGCGCAAAATATCAACATTACAGAAACACGCTTAACACCTTTCAAAACATTACGCGCCGCCGCAGACCAGATTGACATATTGCGCCGTTGTATTGAAGTTACAAAAGCAAAGATACTTGGATTGAATTGGGATATTACATTAGGCGAAGATGCCGCAGAAAAAATTATTAGCGAAATCGGTGGCGCAAGAGTACGCGCTATGCAGACTGCGCGAGATAATTATACGGAAGATATTAACCGAGTGCGTCAATTCTGGGAACAACCAGATAAAGCAAACGGATTATTGTTTTACGATTGGTTAAATATCGCACTTGAAGAAATCCTTGTGCTAGATGCGTGGGCTATATGGCCGCAGAAATCTGTTGGCGGAGAGTTATACGGATTACAAATTCTTGATGGTTCAACAATCAAACCACTTATTGACGACCGTGGTATGCGACCAATGCCACCGTATAGCGCCTATCAGCAAATCTTGTTTGGTTTCCCTCGTAGCGAATTTACCGCACCGACAGAAACAGAAGAAGCAGATGGCGAATTTACAAGTGATGAATTGGCGTATCTAATCAAGAACCGCAGAACAACCAGCGTATATGGATATGGACCAACCGAACGCGCATTACCACTAGCAGATATTTACTTGCGCCGTCAGCAATGGATACGCGCCGAATATACAGATGGCGTTACACCAGAATTGATGATGAAAACAGATGCTAACTTTGGTAATAATCCAGACTTATTACGCGCATATGAAAACATTTTCAATAGCGATTTAGCAGGACAAACAGAACAACGCAAGCGTGTTCGTTTATTGCCAGTCGGTATGGAGCCAATTCAGTTTGATGGTTATGGCGAGAAGTTCAAGGACACACTTGACGATTATCTTGTGAATAGCATTTGCGGACACTTTGGAGTTCAACCTTCTGAAATTGGATTTAGTCCTAAAGGCGGTTTGGGTGGAGCAGGTTTCCAGTTAGGTCAGGCAGAAAGTAGTGAAGTAATTGGCGCAATCCCATTAGCAAACTGGGTCGCAAAAATGATTTCTCAACTGTCATATGTATTTCTTGGTATGCCACGCGAACTTGAATTTAAGTTCATGGAAAGTGGTAGAGAAGATACAGAAAGCAACGCACGCACGGCTGATATCAATATCAAATCTGGAACATTAACGCTAAATGAAGCACGTTCTCGCGTTGGTTTGCCTTTAATTGAAGCAGCAGAAGCAGATATTCCTATCTTCACAACATCAACTGGTTCATATCTTGTAACAGAAACAGGTATGGTGTTAATTGACGGAACTCAAACGCTAACAGATGATGGTGAAACAACGCCTGATACTGAAATTCCTGCAATAGAAAATAAACCAGAAGAAGAAACAGAAGATGTAAATGATGCCGTTAAAGCACAACAGGAATTGAAAAAGTTTCTGCGGTTCTTAACAAAAGCGCCAGATAGGACTTTCCGTTTCCAAAATGTGCCAGTTGTTTACGCAGATGTATTAAACAAATTTGTATCTGCTAAAGATTACGATAGCGCACGCTGGTATGCCGAACGCTATCTAGCATAAAATGGATAGAGCATGGAAGAAAAGACAAGGCGCTAAAGTACGCCTTGCTGCTCGGCGCGCAAAACTTGTAAGAGATGCTTTGCGTAACTCTGTAAATGTTAATGCCGTTGTAGATGATTTTTTTGCTATGGCATTTACGCCGAATACAACCACAGAAGAAGCACGCGCTTGGGCGCGTATTCATATACGCCCAGATAGCGCAGAAATGCTTAATGCGTTACAAACTATTTATGTGGATAGTTACACGCTTGGACAAGATATTGCTATGAGCGCAATAGCAAAAGCAAAGATAAATAAAGCACCATCAAAAGCAGACTTACAACGCGCAATGGGCATTAACTGGGAAACTTGGAAGCCCGGAAATCGTGCCGCCGCAAACTTGTTAAAACCTTCACGCGGATTATCTGATTTGTTGGATAGGCGTGGTGTAACAATTCAAGGCATAAATCAAACCACGCTTGACAGAATTGGAACAATTTTAGGCAGAGCGTTAGCAAAAGGTGAAACTCCACAAAGCGTGCTTGGTCAATTGGAAGATTTGCTTGATGATAGCGACCGCGCATTAACCATTGCGCAAACTGAAATGAGTAGTGCCGTATCTGTTGCTTCAAGAGAGTTATATGAAGAAAGCGGTGCGGAACTGGTAGAGTGGATAGTCGCAGACCCTTGCGATTTATGCCAAGAAAATGCAGATGTATCACCTATCGGTATTGGTGATGTGTTTCCAAGCGGAGATACCGAACCGCCAGCACACCCTAATTGTGTTTGTGATATTGCGCCATATGTGGTAGATACGCGTAATATTGGAGAAGATGCATTAGACTATATTTTGAATGGAGAATAATAAATGGCATTGCAACACATAAATGTAGGAACACAAACAACGGCTACTATTTTGCATACTGTTAAAACAGGTTTGCGTCAAACTGCTGCTGTTCAAATTTACAATGGACATAGCGCAACAATTT